TGTATGGTAACAACATCATCTCTGGTGCCGTTGTTCCTTCTTCTAATGCTATTGGTCTTCACTTCTATCCTATCTGGGAAGCTGCCTCACTTGATGAGTGGCTCTATAACGGTGGACCTTTCCAACTTGTTGTATTTCACTTCCTCATTGGCATTTATGCTTATATGGGTCGTGAATGGGAACTCTCCTATCGTTTAGGTATGCGTCCTTGGATTTGCGTTGCTTACTCGGCACCTGTTGCTGCTGCGAGTGCCGTATTCCTTGTGTATCCTTTCGGTCAAGGTTCTTTCTCTGATGCTATGCCTTTGGGCATTTCCGGTACTTTCAACTATATGCTTGTGTTCCAGGCAGAACATAACATCCTTATGCACCCATTCCACATGCTTGGAGTTGCTGGTGTCTTCGGTGGTTCATTGTTCTCTGCGATGCACGGTTCTCTTGTAACCTCATCGTTGGTTCGTGAAACTACTGAAACTGAATCGCAGAATTATGGTTATAAGTTCGGACAAGAAGAAGAGACATACAACATCGTTGCTGCTCACGGGTATTTTGGTCGCCTTATCTTCCAATATGCTTCGTTTAACAACTCTCGTTCACTTCACTTCTTCCTCGCTGCTTGGCCCGTTGTGGGCATCTGGTTTACTGCTCTAGGCGTAAGCACTATGGCATTCAACCTCAACGGACTAAATTTCAACCAGAGTATTCTGGATAGTCAAAACCGAGTAATTCCTACTTGGGCGGACATATTGAACAAAGCTGGGTTGGGTATGGAAGTTATGCATGAGAGAAACGCCCACAACTTTCCATTGGATCTTGCTGCTGCCGAAACAACTTCTGTTGCTTTGACTGCTCCATCTATCGGTTGAGTTTCTTAAAAAAATCTCACGAAAGAGACCTTCGGGTCTCTTTTTTTATGCTATAATATATAAATAATAATGCACGAAAGATACACGAATGCCTAGACCTACACAGAAAGAAGGAACAAAAGTTTGCACTAGTTGTGGTGTTGAAAAAGAAATTAATGAGTTCTATTTGAGGGGGGGCAGTTATTCTCCTAATAGCAGAAAATCAAAATGCAAAACTTGTGATATTGAACGAGTAAGAAAGAGACACCAAGAAAATCCAGAACGAACAAAAAATAATGACTTAAAAAGGTTGTATGGAATAACTCTCAACGAATATAAGCAGATGCTTATAGAACAAAATCATGAATGTATTACTTGTGGAACTACCAATCCTGGTGGAAAACATGGAAAGTTTATGGTAGACCATTGCCACGAAACGGGAAAGGTTAGAGGTCTTTTGTGTAAGAGTTGCAATATTGCTCTTGGTGAAATAAAGGACAATAGGCAAACACTACAAAATATGCTACAATACCTGGACAACTAACAAAAAATTATGATTACTAAAGAAGGATTTATTGAGGCAACCAATCTAGCACCTGAAAACGCAGAAAAAATTTATCAAGAACTTAATGATAGGTTTAATGGAGATTGGGATAAGGCATCTGACTACCTTAAAGATTTGGTTGCATATTTACAAAAGCACCAATAAAATGCTAACAATCCTCGCCGCATTCATAACATTCGGAGTGTTCCTCTTTCTGATGTCTCTGCTATAATATATAAGATAAACCACAACTTTTTATGTACGACGCAACTTTTATCAGTGATATTCACCTAGGAACTCCAAGATGTAATACTGAAAAGTTTCTAAAATTTCTAAAAGAACTTAAGACTAAGAAATTAGTTTTAGTTGGTGATGTTATTGATATTCATTGTATGGAAAGATATAACACTCGTTGGACCAAAGAGCATACAGAATGCGTTCATCAAATACTCAATCTTGCAAAGAAAGGAACCGAGATTGTTTATATTCTTGGTAATCACGAAGGTATGCTACGAAGGTATTGTGACTTTGAGCACAAGAACTTTAAGATGGTTGATGAGTATGTTCATAAGGACTCAAAGGGAAATAAGTTTCTTTGTATTCATGGAGATAAGTATTCGGAGTATTCTTCTGGGTCTTGGAAGCAACTGATGTTCAATAAAGGTTATGAATTAATTACACCCTTAAGTATTTGGTTGGAAAGGTTCTTCCGATTCTCTTTGGTTTATGCTCTGAAGAATAGTGTGCGTGGTAAGAATTATATCAATCAATATGAGACCGATATTGCTTCTTATTGTGCTCAAAGAGATAAGAAATATTCTGGTGTAATTTGTGGGCATATTCATCACGGAAACATTAGATACTTTAAAAAACTATTGTATATGTGCTGTGGTGATTGGTGTGATACTTGCTCTGCGATTGTGGAGAAAAATGGAATTTATGCTCTTGAAAAATATAAATGATTAGTTCGGAGACACCATACAAACTCGCAGAAATCATCAGAGACACTTGGCCGAACCTTTACAGACCTTCCAAAATACCTTATAATAATCAAAAGACCTCAAAAGATGAAAAAGTATAACAGTGAAGATTACTTTTCGGTGATTAACAAAACCACTGGAAAAAAAATCGCAGACTGTGGTGAAAAAGAAGATGCCCTAATGTTGGTTTCTTTTGACCCTCAAAATAGAACCATTACAACAAACAAGTTTCTGATGGGTCAGGTTGTGGATGTTGTAATGCCTAAAGCACTTCCCACAAATGAGATTGTGATGAATATGGATGGAGGTGTTGGTGGTTCTTGGGAAGTCAAAGAACCAGAAAAACTTCCTCAAATTAAACTCCCAGATAGGCAGGCAGAACCATTTAGAGTATGAATCACCGAAAGCATAAACAATCAGAGAACTCAAGAAGACCAAAGAAAGACGTTTATAATCCTTATGCAAATGACCCACCAGATGCAAAGTGTCCTTATTGTGGACAGTCTGGAAAAATTTGTTCTTATATTAATGCCGTAAGTCGTGGATGGGCAAGAGGGTCTTGCAAAAAGAAAAACGGCAATAAATAATTATAAGTTGCAAAAACTTATGATTCCTCTACATTCGTTTAAGGACTACTTGTTTAATCTCGAAACGACTAGTAAAGCAGAAGCAAAACGAATGTGGAGGAGGATTATAAAAGAACAATGGGAACATAAGTGTGCCTATTGTAAATCAGAAGACAATATCACACTAGACCATATTACTCCCCAGTGTAAGGGTGGATTAGACATTAAGACTAACGTAATTGCCTGCTGCCATTCTTGTAATCAATCTAAGGGACATACACCTTGGGAGATTTGGTATTATAATCAAGACTTCTTTACAGAAGCAAAAAGGGATGCTATAGTAAAATGGATGAAACCAGAAGAAAATTTAAATCTATATAACTATAGACCAAGAAGAAATAATGCGTCTTAACATTCATGGATGATGGTAGTATCTACCCCATTGCAGCAAATGTAATGGGGACCTTAATTTCAATTTTAATAATTCTTATACCCTTATTAATAATTTTATGAATTTTACAGTTTATTCAAAAAAAGGTTGTCCTTATTGTGACAAGATTAAAATGGTTCTAAATGATTTGAGTGTCAAAAAAGGATACCCAATCATTTGTTATGAACTTGGAACTGAATTTACAAGAGAGCAATTTTATGCTGAATTTGGTGAAGGTTCTACATTTCCACAAGTTGTTTTTGATAAAAAAAATATTGGTGGATGTAGTGATACCGTGAAGTACTTACAAGAGAACAATATGTTTTAATGAGTACTATAAATAATTCTGGAAAAACAAACATCAATCGTGGTGTTGAGTTACTACTTCGCAAAAAAGGAGGAACAAATCAACCAGAATTGGATTCTAGACAGTTCAGTTTTGGAAAAATGTTTTCTCTTTTTAAAAGAGAGATACATTTTAAAATTGAACTAAGAGTGGCAAAGAAAACGTAATCTCTTGGAGAAAAAAATGGAATCAGCAACACCCTATATTCTTTTCTTTTGTGGTATTGGAATTATTGGTTCCTTCTTGATTGGAATAATGATAGGATGGTTTGGTAATGATATTTTTTATTCAATTTTGAATAGAAATAAAGTAGCATTACATCCAGAAATGTTTGATGAAAACGGTAATATTATACCAGACGAAATTTTGGCAGTACGATTTGAAAACAATTATGACGACGACAACGACGAAGAAGAAGACGGAGACTGAACTCGAAATTCTTCCACCAAATCCATTTATATTTGAAATTCTTGCTCTTGCTTCAAAACAAAGATCAAAAGCAAAAAAAGTAGAAGTTCTTAAAACATACGAACACGATTCGTTAAAAGCAATTTTTATTTGGAATTTTGATGAAACTGTAATATCTGTTTTACCAGAAGGTGATGTTCCATTTTTTGGTGAGAATGATATGAAGACATCAACAATGTCTGAAAGAATTGAAGATGCAATCAAACAAATGAGTGGTTCATCAATAGGAGCACTTGACCAAAGATATTCTACAATTCGTAAAGAATATACTAAATTTTATAATTTTATTAAAGGTGGAAATGATACATTGAATGGAATTCGTAGAGAAAATATTTTTGTAAATCTTTTGGAAGGTTTGCATCCTTTGGAAGCAGAAATTCTTTGTTTATGTAAAGATAAGAAACTTGAAAGTAGATATAAAGTCAATAAAGAGATTGTATCGGAAGCATATCCTGATATTGTTTGGGGAAATAGAGGTTGAAAACTGGAGGAAAA